TGTTGTAGTTACTGTTACTTGTGAGCTAGTTGGCATTTTCTAATCCTAACTTGGTAATTAAAACCCTGACCTTTTCAGGGCTTAAAGCTATCTCAAAGTGCATTTCATCTTTACGGTTTTTGTAATCCCCGCCCCAAGTTAGCCCATACTTTTTAGCCAGGGCACGGATCATAGGTACCTTGCTGGCCTCAAACGTGCCTACCTTAGCTAGTGGGTGTTTAGTTGCATTAAGGTCTAGCGCTGTGCCGCTACTGTGGTTACTGAGCTTGTCAGTAGTGCCTCGCACCATACGGTAGCAATAGCCCCAGTCATCTAGCGCCCCGCCGTCTAGTGGCTCTATTAGCTCGTTAAACTCTTTAGCAAAGTTAATAAGCAACGGCGCTACCTTTTCAGCGCAACGCAGTTTAAGGCTTGTGCCCTCTACCTTGTAGGCCTTTATGCCTATCTCGGCCTGATCTTTAGATGCTGGCCAGCCGTTGTAGCTAGTCTGCATCTAACTTAGCAGTAGCTTGGCTTCATCGGCAGTTATGCCTAGTTTGGCTAATAGTGCGGCTTTGTCATTAGCAGCTTTTGCTTCGGCATCTTGTTGCGCTTTTGCTTCGGCTTGGTCTTTGGCCTGTTGTGCCAATTCTTCGGCGTTCATCTCGCGTTCAATTTCTTCGCCTGTTTCTGCATTAACAATTTTAATTGTTGTCATTTAATTTACTCCGTAGATTCTGACTGTTCCCGCTGACCAAGTGCCGGATGTGGCAATAATTTGGAAACTCGTAATTGCAGATGTGCTTCTATAATAACTATAAGATGGATTTTCATTTATATAAGTTGCGCCGTTATCATCTTTATTCATAGAAGTTATGTCAATTATTTTGTGGTGATTGCCTGTGTAATCGTTAATATAAACATACGCCCAGTTTGGCGCGGCTGCGTTTGTCATATTAGAAGCAAAAACACTTGTTGATGTAACATTTGCATTTGCTACACCTTGCGCTGCTTTAGTTGTGTTTCCATAAATACCAGTGCTATCGTTATTTACACGAAAATAAGCTGAGTTGATTGCACTTAAATAAAAATCCTGTAATTCAATATACAGATTTTTATAAGACCCTGAAATACCTGTAATGCTGGTACTTGATCCGCTTAATGTAGTTGTGCTGAGTAATGTCATTGAACCGCCTGCAACCGCTGCCCATTTTACTTTGTACGGGCTAACTGTTGTGTCAGCTGTTAAAACTTGTGCAGTAGTACCAATAGGCAGGTTATCGTAAGTACCTGAGCCTGTGCCTACTACAATGTCACCTGCAGCTGTAATAGTTGTAGCCATATCATTAGTTACAACAGGTACTGGGCCCGTTGGACTTGCCACCGTTATACCTGTGCCAGCCGTTACGCCTGTTACATCTCCTGAGGCACCGCTTGCTACCCAGGCTGCACCGTCATAATACCAAGTGCTATTAGTATCTTTAGTAAAAGCAAACTGGCCCTCTTGTGGTGATGTAATGGCTGAATTACGAGCCGCCTCGCTTGCAAAAACTAAAATACCTTGCATTAGGTAGCCGTTAGTATCAGCTGCCGTAAGTACCTCGCCAGTAGTAAAGGTCTTAAAACCTAATCCAGCTGCCATAGTCCTAGCTCCTTAATAACTTAATACGCCGCTGTCAAGCAAACCGTATGTGGATGAGTCTAATATAAAGCCGTCAATAATTGGCTCTAAAGTGGTGAGTGTTGTTTTCCAGCTATTAGGCGTAATGCTTTGAGCTACGCCAAACACCTGCAAAGTCTTAGTTAGCGTTGATCCGCCAGGTTGGTTAGTTGTAATAGTTACTGGGTCAAAGTAATCAAGGTCTAACGCGGCGATTATGCCCGTATTGTAATTATCGGTATAGAGGTCTAGCTGAATAGCATCGCATCGTATAGAGGTTTCAGCTCTAGATGCCACGTATGCCTGGGCGTAATCCAGGGCTACGGCATCGGTCTCCATTAGCAGGTTTTGCTGGTTGTAACTATGCACAAAATACTTATCTATGCTGGGCTGATTTATGGCTACCTGAGCTGTGCCACCTGTGCGGCTAACGCTGGCTGAGTTATAAACTAGGGTATCGTCAAGGCGCCACACCGCGTTAAAGTAGCTAATATCTGAGCCGTTATCGTTAAATACTGTAGGCGTAGCCCCTGTACTGCCAGCCGTAACGTTACGATCTTGAAAGACAAACGAGCCAGCTGCATCTACATACAAGGCCCCGTATTCGCTTATCTCTACCGTTTGCATAGCTGCAAGGCTTGTGCGGGCTGTGCCTGGGTCTGCCTGCATAGTAGTCAAACCTGCATCTACGTCACGCATAGAGGCGGGCCAGTCAATAGCATCTAGCAAGGCGTTAATTCTTGCACCGCTTAGCTGCCCCGCTGGGGTGCCAGCTACGGTACTGATCTGTGCATTTTGTGCGAGTCTAAAAGCATCTACGGCTTGTATGGTGGTATAAACCACGTCATTAGCATTTTTAGGCGTAGTAGTTGTATAGCTAGTAATAAAGCCCGAAAAGATAGGGTAAGTAGTTGCCCCGTATGTAGCCGTAATCTGCACCTTACGCATAGGCGTTAATAAGTTGTAATACGGCCCGCTAGGGTTTTGCGGGTTAAAATCACCGTTTTGGTCAACAATACGCAGCGATAGGGTGCCCGTTTGGAATTGGTCAGCCTGGGCGTTACGGCCTCTAATAGTTTGGATGCTGTCCACTACGTTGGACACGTCCACGATAACGCTGGCGCTATCTGCTAATACGTTGGTGTCTAGTATGCCGCTGTCTAAAATCATAGCCTGAGCAAAGCTAGGGCCAGTACTAAAGTTAATAACAGCGTTTACTGTAGGTACTGTCATACTGCTATAGCCCCTGCATAGGTAGTTAAGTAACCGCGCCGTGCTATCTCATTAAGGGCATTTTGCACAGCATCCACGATTATATTCTCGTCACCAATTACGCCTGCGGTTACGTTAATTACATTATTAGTGTAGTTACGATCTCTATTTTGGTTGGGGTTAAAATCTACACCAGCTACAGGCGCATTAAGGCTGTCAGGCATATCGCCACCTACGCCTAATACGTTTAGGTCATAGTTACGGTCTTTGTTTTGGTTGGGGTTAAAGGTAATTCCAGCATTAGAGGTACTTGCACCTAGCGTAGTTACGCCTGGAATAGTCAAAGTAGGGAACTTAAACTTTGCTAACAGGTCTAGCGCAGCTTGTAGATTAGCCAGATTAATTAGATCCGTGGACTTCATACCAGCTAAAACTCTGTTTATGTCTAGCAGCTTGGCATCTTGTCTTTGCAAGACACCTAGTATTTTTAAGTCCTCGTTTAACTTAGCCGTAGCCTTTTCTATAGATACCGTATCCTTAGAGGCTATGGCATCTTCTAACGCGGCTATATCTTGCTTAACCTTTAGGCGCTGTACGTCATTGGCTATAGCTAATATCTGTGATCCTGTAGTGGCCTTACCTAACGCCTCAGCTTGCCCTATAAGGGCTGCGTTAAGCTGGATTTTGTCCATATCAAAAACATCTGTGCCTTTAGCTAAAGCTAAGTTTGCTTTGTCCAGGGCTAAAGTTAGTCTTTTATCTGCAAGGATTTTAGCCTGGGCCTTTGATTGCTCTTTAGTTGAGGCTGTTATTTTCTTTTGAGTAATTAAATATGAGCCTGATTGGATTGGGTTTTTACCCATAGCTAGCGCATTTTGTTTAGCTATCTGTGCATCTATTTGATCTGCTACTTTATCAAAGTTTTTTATAGCACTTACAGGGTCAGTTAATAGCTCAAAGATTGAAGGCACGGCATTAGATAATCTAAAAAACCTGCCAAAATCTACAATTAAGTCACTTATAGCTTTAGCGTAGTTTTCGATGTCAGTAGTAGCATTATTAAAACTACCGCTAGATTCTGTAAGGGCTTGAATAATGCCCTTGCCTATAACCTCTTTAGCGTTGTTACCTGCAATAGTTAGTTTATTAAGTTGGCCTGCATAACTCTCGGCCGCTGAGGATGCCTGACCCGCAAAAAGTTCAGTAAGTCTAAGCTGTATCTCCTCAAAAGATGAGGATGTTAATTCAGCTTTAGATAGACCTACTCCTAAACGGCCTAGTGAAGCGTTATTACCTAAATAGGCTTTTTGTAGCCCCTGGGTAACTGTTGTTAAATCTTTACCCGTACCCGCGGATATGTCTAAAGCTAGGCCTAAAAGTTGTTGGGCTTTAGTTACTGACATTGTGGCGCGCAGCAACCGATCCATAGCTGGGCGCAGGTCATCATCTAATACGCCCGTTTGCTTTTCTAAATCGCTAATCATTTCATTAACATATTTTGAGGTGTTGCCAGTTTCGAGGCCAAGATTTTTCAAGGTAATGCCAAGAGATCGGGCAGCGTTATCATCTTGTATAAAGGCTCTAACCGATGCTTTAGCAAAAGCCACTACAGCGGTAGTACCAAAAGCAATACCAAAGGTTGAAGCTAAACTTTTTACACTTTTGTTTAATTTATCAGTAGCAGTTTGAGCTTGCTTAAATCCTTTGGCATCAAACTTCGAGCCTATGTTAATATCTGGAAAAGCCATTATGCGGCGCTCCTTAATCTATTGCCCTTAGCGCGCTGCTCGAATTGCATTGTAGTTTTATCTATAGCTTTCATAGCAGCGCCCTCAGCTACGCCACGATTTTTAGCCCAAGCCTTAAATATCAAACGCCCGCTACCTTTTAGGCTAGGTGTTAGTGGGCCTAAATTGCTAATAAACTGAGCGCCTGCACCTTCCCAATTAGATCGGCTAACCTTTTTAGTGGCCCCGCCTGCTTTTGGCCCTACCCACGGCTGAGGCCCAATAAGGCCTGCAGTCTCATAAATAGCACCTGCCGCGGATTGGTTAATAATTCTAGCCATAGACGTAAAACCATTGGCATTAGCTTTACTAGGTGTTGTTTTATAAACAATACCTTTTTTTATAGTGGAGGAGTCATAAAATGGAAAACGGGCCTCGCTAAAGGCGCGTGGCTGCCACCCTCGCATAATGTCACTATTAGCTGGCACAAAACCTCTAGCCTGGGTAACTACAGGTTTTAAGGCAGCTGCTAACTCTATTTTTAATTGTTTATCTAAATCAGGTGCAAAACGTTTTAAGGCTCTACGTAGATCGCTATACCCTCTTAGCTCTACCTTTGCCATTTTGCATCTCCTTAGCTTTATCGTTTATGACTTTGAGCATATTCTTAAACATATCTGCATCAAGGTCTAGTAAATACTGGGGCGCGATACCTGTTTCAACGGCTAGCTGGGCGACCAGGTAACCAAAACTACCGCGCCCCACTATTGCGAAGGGTCATCGTCCAATACCTCAACCTTAGCTAAGGTGTCTAAAAACTCTGCCCCAAAGATAGGTACGGTTTGCCCGCTAGTGCGTAAACACTCCCAGGCTAGCCAGTACACATCGCTCTGCTTTTCATCATCTCTAAAAGCTTTGTGAAAGCCTTTTTTTGCATATAACTCAAAGGCGTACTCAATACGTGGCGTAATCTGATGATCCGATACGCTGCCGTCAGCCCTTGTTATTTTAAGTTTTGCCATTGTGTTAGCCCCTTTTCTTAGTTGATTATACGGTTGTATCTACAACGATTGCGCTGTTGCAGGTAAAGGTAATGGATTGTGTAGAGATGTCGCCTACTGCACCGTTAATATCTGTAGTGTTATTAACGAGTACGGTAGTTTGATACTCAGGG